GTCACCTTAAATTTATTATTTTAAGTTATAGCCATAAAGACTATAATGTATAATAATAATTAGGATCCAAGACAGATTGAAAGGGAATTTCAGTCCGGTTCGGATCAGGAGCTGGGTAATAGTTTTATTAAATAACAACTTTATGAAAACAAAATTATTACTCAATAGAAATGCTAAAAGCGGAACGGATAAATTATCCCGTAAAGAGTTCAATGCTAAGAAATTAGCAAAGAACATGTTCTGGAAACTTAATAAGAATCCGGAACAACTTTATGGAACAGTTTTACCCTCTGTAATCGGCTGACTTCTATCTTTCTTTAAAGAAGATAGTAAGTTCACCCGTCAGGACCTAACTAGTCTCTCTCTCAAGATCAACGATGTCTTTAAACATCGAGGGTGAGAAGGAGGGATTAGATACGTCAAGGCCTGTAGACTACTTATAATGAAGTTCCTGGAAGGGAACCCATTATCGGTAGCCGAAGCTAAGACTTTAGGTGTAGCAGTCTGTTCTGAGACAGTCCTTCCAATGATTCTAGCTCTTCTCAACGACAAGCTATTGTTAATGGTTCACCTGGAGAAATCCAGCTGATATTAACAGTATTTGTTGCGAGTAGAGCCTTAAACCTTGGAAAGGAACCTGATTTCTCCACTATAGAAGAGCCCCGTATTACGGGTGTCGAAGGTTCTTACGAATCTTTGATCTCTTTTATGGAAAAGAAGTCAGTTTCTTTCTGACAAGAATCTGGCTATCAGAAAAGACGTGATAATGTTATAAATCTTTTACCCAAAAGGTTAAGATTTACTCGTTATCATTTTACTACAAAATCAGGCCCAAATGGCCATGCATTGTTCACTTCTGTTCTGGATTTTTGGTCTCTACCAGATTATCTGGTTGAGGCTATTAAAACAGTAGGAGGTAAAACAATGTCTGATCGTCTGGACTTGCTTCTGAAATTCTCTTCAATTATCAAACAAATCCTTCCCGAATTCTCTATCAGTGATAGAGTAGTCAAGAGAGGATTCCTTATCCCGAGAACTATTGCTAGTTTTCCTGATAAAGAGAATAAAGTGAGAGTTATAGGAATTGGTGACTATTTTAGTCAAACAGTTCTTAGACCTCTCCATTTATACTTATTTGATTTCTTGAAAAGAATTCCTCAGGATTGTACTTTTGAT